TGGAGAAGGCGGCGATCGATGAAGCCTATTGCCGCCAAATCAGAGACCTTTTCAGCGCGTTCCATTTTGCCACATGCAAGGCGGCCGAGAAAAACGCCCTGGCGAAATTCAAGGCTGATCTTGAGGCACTCCGCCGCGCACACATACAGGCACTCTCTATATTTTCGGACCACAACCAAATGTGATGTGATGCTGGAAACCGACGCCTCCTTGGGATTTACCTGGCTAGCCGTTCTAGTTGGCGGCGCGATTTTCTCTCTGGAAAAGGGAGCCACGCTCGGAAATATCTGCGAGGGCGGCGTCCTCTATGGCGGTATTCTGGCCGCCTTTTTCTTTGGCCTTTTCGCATTGGCATAGGGGCATCCAATGAAGATCATCGTCGCAGCGGTGGCTATCTACTTCCTTAACCTCGGCGGCGTCCGCGCTCAGGGCTTCAGCCAATTCTTCTTCGACGAGTTCGGCCCGAGGTACTCCTTGCTCGGACCGGCACCGGCGGCGCCGACATCGACACAATCGGCGTCGCCGCCTGCCGCATCTGCCGCACCGGCCGCTCTGCCGCCTGCCTGCCCCGCTGATGACCTCGACTGCATGAACGGACGATAGAATGCCGCTGAAATCCGGGAAGTCCAAAAAGACCATTAGCGATAATATAAAGACGGAAATGAAAGCAGGCCGCCCTCAGAAGCAGGCCGTGGCAATAGCTATGAACAAAGCCGGCAAAGGCCGCTCGAAGAAGAAATGAAATGCTTATCAGACGCACGAGCGGCATTGTATCGGTTTGGTACGTGGTTTTTAGTCCAAGCATTCCTAGTCCTATCTGGCAGCGTCTTATTCCTGGTAAGTGGAAGCATGTTTATGCTTTCGGCCATTGCGAGCCTGCTGGAACGTGGATTTTCATCGATCCGGAATTTCGCGGAACCAAAGTCTCGGCTGTCCCCGATCACGAAGCTGAGAAATATATTCGGATTGCCGCACTAGAGGGTGCTGTCATCCGCATCAAGGCGCGGGAACTGGCGAGCCCAAGAATCCGCACAATGGGCTGTTGCACCATGACGATTCGTCATTTGGTCGGTCTTCCTGGCGCTCTGCCGTGGAATGCAATCCCTGACAAGCTTTTCTCGGATTGCATCCGCGCCGGCGGCGAAATCGTGTACGGCGCGTGACGTTGCCAAATGGTTCTCACTGAACCACTCTACGCGCTCGCGAGGTGCACATGGGCGGCGGCGGAAGCAGCGACAACACTCAAAACAACTGGCTGACGCAGCAGTTGATGCAGGAGTTCAAGGATTCGCAAGTTGCGACCGCGAACGCCACGCAGCAGCAAATGGGCGGCCTTCAACTCGATTGGCTGCGTACATACGGCCAGACTGCATCAATGAAGGCGGCCGGCATCCCCTCGCCATTCTCGACAGTCAGCGGCGGCATGGCGACGCCATTCTCCAGCACCGCCGGTATTCCGACGGCGGCCGCAGTGAGCGGAGCACCGTCAAGTGGACGATAAGCTCGAGCGCGAAGCCAACGAGCGGCTGGCTGACTGCCGCCGCACCAAAATCCAATTCGAGCTGGATATGCGCGAGGGATATTTCTTCGCTGCACCTCACCGCGCGCGGAATGTGCTTTCGACCGTCCCCACCTCGGAAGTCAAGCCAAGAGACTACGCCCAACTCAATCAGAGTTTCGCCTTCGAGCTGACCGAGGACTTTACCACGGTCATCATGAACACGTTTTTGCCGGAATCGGAACAATGGGCCAAGCGTGAAGCTGGTATGAAGGTCCCGCTCGCTCAGGTCGATATGGTCAATAAGCAGGTGCAGGATGGCGACACCTCTATATTTAAGGCGATCGCGGGGTCCAACTTTTACGCGACATGCGGCATTGGCTTCACCCCGGACCTCGCGCTTGGCACTATTGCCATGTGGATCGAGCGTAATCAGGCCGGAAAGCCCATAAATTGCCAGGCAATCCCAATCCGCGAGCTGGAAATACACACCGGGCCATTTGGCGGCGTGGATGACCGCTGGGTGTCGCGCTGGACTCGAAATTGCCACATCAAGGCACTGACGAAGGGAATAAAGCTTCCTGAAAAGGTGTCTAAGGAGATTGAGACCTCGCCGCGCGGGAAAACGAATATTTCATGGGGTTTTTGGCGCGATTGGGAGGAAGAGAACGATGAGTGCTGGTATTATGTTGTTCTGGTTGGCAACAAGCTTATCGATAGCAAAAAGATTAAAGGACGCGGCTGCTGCCCGCTTATTGTCGCCAGGTTTGGCCCGGCGCCGGAATGGGGATGGGGCCTCGGGCCGCTGATCAAGGCTCTTCCGGACCTTCGTACGGATGACGCGCTTTCCGAGGCAAAAATCAAGAATTTGGAGCTTGGGCTTCGACCTCCAATCGCATGGCCAGACGATTCCTGGACAAACATCGAGGATGGAATCGAATGCGACATGGCCTACCCTGTTAGGCCAGGATCGGAAGGTGCGATCAAACCGATCTATACCCCAAATCCGCCGGACGCCGCGATCTATGACCGCAACGACCTCGAGCAGCGGTTGCGGCGTCTATTTTTCCTCGATTGGCCAAAGCAGACCGGTGACACGCCCCCGACTGCGACGCAATGGCTCGATGAAATGACGCTTGCCCAGCGCCGCATCGGAACGCCTGGCTTGTCGTTTTGGTCGGAGTTTGCCGGCGGCGTCTTCACGCGGTTTCAATATATTCTCGAGAAAGAAGGTGTCATCAAGCCGATTCAGGTTGATGGCCGGTCGGTGTCTTTGGAGCCGTTCAATCCGGCCCAGCGCGCCGCAGAACAGCAGGAAGTGGCGGAGTTTACGCGCTTTGTGCAAATCGGCGGCGCGGCGGTCCCGGAAGAGTTCAAACTTTACACGGACGGCCCGAAAACTTTGATGAATCTGAAGAAGAAGCTTCCCGGCGGCGGTATTTACGTGATGCTGAGTGATAAAGACGCCAAGGCGAAACTCGATACGATCCAAAAACTGCAGCAAGGCACTCCCGCAACCGCGCCAGCCCAACCGCAAGGCCAGCCAGTCCCGCAACCGGCCGGCCCCGCGCCAGTTCCCGCGTCGCTCTCCATCAGGGGCAGGATGTGACCAACGAAGAGGTCGACACCGGCATCGCCGTTTTAGGCAAATTGCAGCAAGCCATTTTCCTGCGTTCGCGCCTTCAGCGAGAGATTGCGAACGTTGCTGGAAGCGCTTTGGAACTTAGTACGTTGCACTACCGTGAAGGGCGAAGGAGTTTAGCGGCAGATATTTTGAAACTCCTGGATCGTGAACTGTCGAATGACCGACCAGACGCCAGCGGCGCCAACTCCGGCCGAAGCACAAGCGCAGGGAATCCAAGCGGCTTCCCAGGCGCAACCGGCCGTCGCGTCCCCGACGATCCCATCGACGGATACGGGCGCGGGTTCGGTCCCGCAGGCCGCCGTACCAGCCGCCGCCCAACCACAGTCAGCGCCGACAAAGCCTGATGGTCTCCCGGATACTTTCTGGGATAAAGACAAGGGTTCCATAAAAGGCGAAGACCTAAAAAAGCATTTCGATGCCGAGGCCGCGCGCGGCGACACGCCAGCTGAGGCCAAAGATTACAAGACCACGCTCCCCGAAGGGTTCAAAGCTCCGGAAGGAGCGGAATTGCCGGCCGGGTACGAGTTCAACGAGGCTGACCCATTCCTCCAGGCTTTCCGCAAGATCGCCAAAGACACCGGTATGTCGCAGAAGCAGTTCAGCGCCGCACTAAGTGTCGAGGCGACACGCGCCGGGTTCGTGCAATCGCAGCTCCGGGCTCGTGATGCGGCGCTCGGCGAGAATGCCCAGACGCGGCTTGGCGACCTGGCCACTTGGATGGATGCGTCTTTTGACAATAAGACCGCCGGCCAATTGAAGGCCGTTCTTTATTCGCCCGAGGTCGTGAAGGCCTTCGAGAGCATGAAAAAGTCTCTCACGAACCAGGGCGTCGGCAGTTTCAACGCGAGCGGCCGCGAGGCGCCAGAAGCAAACGACGGCAAGCCTGCCGAGTGGGGCAAGATGTCCAACGTGGACAAGCGCACTTGGTTTATTCAACAGCAACGTGAAGGGGCGCGTCCGCGCCATTGAGGGGACGAAGTAAATGACCAGTCCGATCCTGACCCCAACAATGACGATTGGCGAATATGCCAAGGGCGTTCCCGAGGAAGTACAGCCCCTCATTATCGAATTTGCAAAATCCTCGGACGTGCTAGCAGTCATGCCGTTCCAGAATATTGCCGGATTCACCTATAACGGATACCGGCAGGTCGCGCTCCCGGCGAACATGGCCTTCCGCGCCATCAACGCACCTTCGACCAGTGGCGCCGGTGTCGTGTCGGCATATCAGGAAGCAACCTACCTGATCGATCATGACATCCCGGTTGACCGCTCGATGGTCGATCGCGGCGGCGATCGTCGGCGCACCTGGGAAGAAATGGGCGGCATGGCAGAACTCGGTCAGCTCGTTTCCACCAATTTCATCAAGGGCGATAACACGTCCAACAACACGGTCTTCAACGGCCTCCAGAAGCGTTCGGCGCTCCTCGGCCGTACGATCGACAATGCTGCAGGCTCGTCATCGCCAGTGGCTCTCTCGTTGTCGATGCTCGATCTGGCGATTCAGAACGTCAAATCGCCAACCCACATTATTATACCGTGGGGCATGAAATATCGATTCCTGGCAGCGGCGCGCAACACGGCAGTGGCTGGCTTCGTGATCAAGCAGGAAAAGGAGCCGTTTGGTTCTTACACCGCAGCCGGCGGCCCAAGTGGCGCTGGCGAAGGCGCAGCGGCTCCTGGACCACAAGTCTTCATGACTTACCAAGGTCTGCCGCTTCTGTTCGGCTACGAGAAGACCCTCAACCCGCCGATTCTACCCTTTACCGAAACGAACCCTGGAGGGGGCGCCGCTACGTCTGCATCGATCTATGTCGTGGCGTTTGGCGAAAACCGCCTTTGCGGCATTCAGAACGCGCCGATGGAAGTTCGCGATTACGGCCTGTTGCAGGACGGCATCACCTACAACACGCATTTTCATTGGGATGTAGGTTTGGTCGATAACGACTACTTCTGCTTCATCCGGCTTGCCGGGGTGAGCAATCTCGCAATCGTGGCCTAATAGGCGGAACGGGCAAGGATAACCGAACATGGACACCTATGATTTTGACAAATTTATGCAGTTGTCCGATGGGGCAGCTCCATACACCGCGACTGGGTTCGCGCTTGTTGCTGCAGCCAACCAAATCCTGAACCTTGGCGCGCCGCTTCCCAGGACCGATCTCGGTATCATCGGCGAACTCGGCCGCATGAAGGTCGCTGTCATCATCGATGCGAGCGCGATGGATATTTCATCGGCCAACGAGTTTTACCGCATCGACATTTTAGGCTCCAACAACGCGAACGGTTCGAGCCCCGTTGTTCTAGGCGGCATTGCGTTAGGTTATGGGGCCAACACCCAGATTCCAAACGGAACTCACAGCGCCGGCGGCGCGCCTGCCGGTACTGGATCGGACTCCTTTCCTGGCCGTTACATCATCTTCGCCGACATGATGCAGAACGACGTGGCCTACGAGTACCTGTACCTGTATAATACGATCGCGGGAACGACGCCCTCCATCACCTACACGGCATTTGCGAGTAGATGGCCATGGAGCCAGTGAGACTAGGTAAAACGCCTGTTGGTCGCGCC